CCAACTTGGAAAATTGTCAATGAAACTATTTTTTATATCGTATGCTGACAATATTTCTTCAATTTCAGAAACATCAGTATCAGTCATATCATATACATCTTTTGCAAAATCTAAATTTCTTCTTCTCGATTTTATTCCAAAATCTTTTAAAAGAAATTCGGTTATCATAAGCCTTAATTTTATAGCATTATGATAAAATTCCATTTTTGATATGTTTCTTTTTCTTTTCAATACACTCATTATCAATTCCTCCCTCGACATCTTTAACCCACCCCACAAGGGGGTGTGATTAAAGATTAGTCGATATAAAAGCAGGGGCGAACACCACCAGTAGCAGAAGCATTGGTGGAGTAGCTACCACCAGTGCCGTTGACACGAGCGAAACAGGAAGCATTTGTAATATTTCTTAACCAATACCAATAAGACCTATTTGTAATAAATTCAGGTGCTAATCTAAATAATGGTAATTGACAATTATCACTACCAGTTTCATATCCACTAGATGACCAAACAATAGAACCAAAGACTTGAACTTCATTCATTAAATCAACTTTTCTACTATACCATGCCCAGTCATTAGAACAGCCACTATTTATTCCATATCTATTATATCCTGTTGCATTGATACCTTTTGTAAGTAAATTTCTAATTTCTATTACATGACTACCAAATACAGGAGTTATATAAGTATCTAATATGCTAGGTAATGTATTTGTATACATCGAACTAGCAACATAACCACCAACAGTTGTATTACTAGAATTCATCTGTGCAGTTGTTAAGTGCTTATCAGGAACAATTATTGCATGATGCTTCGTTAATTCGGTGTCCCCCTTATGTAAGTATACATCAAAACCTGCAATTCGCCAAGTGATATTGTTTTTTACGATATAATCACCTACAAATAAATCTTCAAAACTACCATTTGAAATTCTAGTAAATAATGAACCATCAGTTAAATAACTCGTTACATTTTTACCTCTAAAAATAGAATTATGATAACCAGCAACAGATTTATTGGTTAAATCCTCAAATTTACCACCTGTGGCGATTGTTTTAATATTATCTAATATATTCTTATATGCAGTAGTAAATGAAGCAGTAATGCCATCTAAAATAGATTTATTGCTATGTGAGTGTCTATTAGTAGTATTGCTATCTAAATTACTTTTATCGGCAGTTGTAAAACTCGCAGTTGTACCATCTAAAACAGACTTATTTGTATGTGTATGCCTGTTAGAAGTATTACTATTAACCTTATTTTTATAATCATCAGTAAAATCATTCGTACTTAATCCCTTGCCACTTACTTTTTCCTGATAAACACCATTTTTTACATTAAAAGTAAGTTTTCCATTAACGGTTTTTAACTCTAATGTTGTACCATCGGCATAATATTCATTAACCAGTTCTGCAACAGGTATTTTTATTGTGTCATTATTCGCTAATACCAATACTAAATTTTCGGTACTACTATCATAATGACCACTTTTTATTAACAATTCTAGTGGTAAATCGATTTTTACAGTAGAATTGTCTTTTTTTGTAAAGGTCAATACACCATTTGTAGCATTATACGACACATCTTTAAATACACCATTCATTGTTGCAAGTGTAGTTTCAATTTCTTCTTTTAAAGATATAACCTCTGTTATTAAACTATCTAATATTTGATAATTTTCTTCTTGAACAACTTCATCATCCATATCTAATTGACCATCTACAACCGATATATTTCCTTTTGCAGTATTTGTCAATCTACTATCACTACCATATAATGCAACACTAAATAAATACTTACCTACTTCATTAAAAGCCATATTTTTTTCAAATGTTACTTTATTATTTTTTATCTCACTTACAAAATGTAAGCCACTAGGCTTCACCATATAAAACATTGCTTTTGAAAAATCTGTTTTACTTAATTGAAAATTAAATTCAATTGAATTATAATCACCTTTTACAATTTTTATTTCATCAGATGTTATACTATCACTTTTTTCAAAATTAACTAAAATATCAAATTTTTTATTTTTCATATCTCATTCCTCCTTTATGCAGTTCTTTTCCAATAATAAATTGTTACATTATTTAATGATTGAGTTGATAACAACTCCCAAGTACCTGTTACAGAACTTGATGGATTATTGTTATTAGTAGTAATTATAATAGAATTTATAGGATGCAGATTATTAAAATCATACCCATTTACTTCAAGCGAATTTTCTTTTGTAGGAAAGCAATTAATACCTACTGAAATCAAATCAACATCTATCATCATAATTGGCATACCTTTTGCAACTTGAAAATTGTAAGTCTTAGTTCCAAATTTATCTTTAATTTCTACTTGAAAATCCCATACAAATAATTTATCAATAATGACTTCCTTTGTTTCATTATTAGAAATAGGTTTATAATTCGAATAATTGCTTTCTGTTGTTTTTTTATATCTATATCTTAAAGATTGAATACTATTTTTTGAATTAACTGATGATATTGAAACTTGAACAGTCAATTTTGTTTCATCTTCATAATTATTTATTCTTTTTGCTGATATTGATGCAGTTGGAAGTTGCCAATCTAATATCGTTATTGATAAAGATGCAGTTGTACTATTTCCTCGACTATCAATTGCTTTTACACTTACCGATGAACTTGAACCTAAGTTTACTGTGCCAAAATCAACAGTACCTGCTGATGTTAATGTTTTTGTAACACCATTAAATGTCAGTTCATACTTTGACATTGATGCAGATTTTTTTGCAGTTGCATTGCTAATACTTACTTTTAAATTAGATAAATTTCTAACAATATGTTTATTATTACCTGTTATAGCAGTAATACTACTGTTAGTATCTTGATATGATATGTTTGATGAACTAAATGTTGGATTAGCATTAACAATTTTCATAGTTTTATCTTGCCAACTCCAAAAACTTTCGGTTGTTCCTGATATACAAGTACCAATTACTTGTCTAACAGTCATTGAATTACCTGTACATTTGCTTCTTAATAAATTTCTTTCAGCATCCGTTAGTGAAAATGTATAACTTCCTGTATTTGGAATATTATCTCTTGATATGCTAGTACCACCAAATTCTAACCTTGCATTTATTCTGAAACCACCAGCATTGTTAAAAGTTATGGTTGGATTTTGTTCATCTGTAAAATCTGATGCACCTGTAACATTTGCCTGTCTTGGAATAGTTGGTAAATCCCAACTGCCACTTCCAGTTTGCCATGTTCCATGATTATAAATAGTAGCACCACCATCAGCACTAAAAGATTTAGTACCATCGTTATTATGATAAATTCTTGTAGTTCCACTTGCTACAACAGTACCACTAGACAATTGAATTTTACTCGAACCTTGTGTCCATACTCTACCACCATTTATATTTAAATAACCATTTAAAGTATAATACCAAGTTGAACCACTTCCTGAACCGACAAAATTCCAACCAATATCAGTATAATTTCCACTAATACTTTGACTATTAACCCACCAAGAAAAATATAGTCCTCTTACACCACCATATTTTCCTGTTTCAAATGAACCACTTGTTGCCATTTAATTCACCTCCTATACAACAGGTATAAACCCTATACCATTGTTGGTATCCGTTTTTATTGGTAAAATTCGCATTTTAGATGCAATCGTAATTTCTTCTTCTACAACTGATTTTTTTTGATGGAATTCATCTTTATCAGCCCAAAATGTTTTTGTATTATTTGAATTATAACCAGCAAAACCAACTTCTGGATTTATTCTTATATAGGATTTATCATCGTTAAAAAAGGTTAATCCTGTCTTATCAAACTTAGAGATTAACCTATTGGCTTCATCATATAATTCCATAACACCTGCTTCATTCAAATTTGAACCAAGTTTTAATGTTCCACCTTTAATCATATCAGCAATTAAGTTTATTACATTTATATTTTGCATATTTAATGTACCATCAATAGTCCATGCAGATTTAAATACACCATTAATACCATTCTGACTAAAACCTATTCCTGCACTATTTATTCTAATAACATTTTTTGCAGTTTCCTTTGGCAATCTATCTACAATCATCATTTGGTTTCCATCATCATTAACTACATAAGATGAATTCATGGCATCATTTATTTTATTTGTTGCATCTTCTAATTTTGATTGTAATTTATTATAATTACTTGTATTTTCTTTACTTACTGTTTCAGTTATTTGTGATGAAACATCACTAATCAAATCATTTAATTTATTTTTAAAATTACCAAACTCTATTTTTGTATATTCTTTTGATATGCAATCATATTCAATAGCGATAACATTTGTTACTAAATCAATTTTACATTTAGGATGTTTTACATGAATAGTATCACCTATATCAGATACATTTTGAATATTAGCACTTAAAGTATAATTCACTTGTGGAACTTTATAAGTGTTTAAATATTCTTTTGCTTGGGCTTCTAAATCGTTTAGTAAAGCAGTTTTATAAGCATTTTCATCTAATACACCATCAGTCTTATAATCGTCCTCTGAAATATCATCTTGACTAAAACTTACTACTTTTGTATAAGGTATGTCATATAAACCAGTTTCCTCTATCCATGTAGTTGGTAATAATAAACCATCTTTACCAACAGGTAATAATTTAGTTACTACATTGTCCCAATTTTCAGTCGCTTTTATGCTTTTAATATTTTTAGCATACGATAAGACAACACCTCTATCTTCGCCAATATTTTCTCTTATTTCAACATTATAATTATCTCTTATTAGATGCCCTCCCCATCGTTCAATAACGACTGAAATTGCTTCTTCTAATGTATGCCTTACACATCTATATGAATTAATTGTTGAAATATCAGAAATGAAAGTAAAGGGTGTTTCAATATCACAAGCATTATTCAAATGGTCTAATGCATCATTACAATTTTTATCAACAACATAACTATCTACAATCACATATCTTTTTGTATCAAAATATAAATGATAACCCTTGCTGATTATTTTATCTTTATCAATTTCAGGGTTAGTTAATCTAAAACATTGTTTGCCCCAAGGTGTGTCAGTCCTTACTATCATTCCCTCTGCATAATATTCTAAATTTTCGATTGTATCTTTAATATCAATATAAAATTCACTATTATCTTCTTTATAAACTTTTGCTTTTAACGGATGCATAACTTTCAATCCATTATTAGCAAAATGCTTTTCTGTTGATGGATATACACTAATCATTATAACCACCTACTTCTAGGATTAACTTCTATTTTTGTCAAATTACCAACCCAACTAATAATATTTATACCTGAATTTAATTTTGGAAAGTCGCCTGTCATTTGTCTATTTTTTAAAATTAGTCCATAATAGGCTTCTTCCTGTTCAGAGTCAATAGTTATATAATCATCAACCATATCTACTGAAAAAATTTGGTTTCCATTTACTAATAATTGAATTGTACCTGTTCCATACAATGTGATTATTGGTTTAGATTGTTCATATCCTCTATTTGATACTTTTAATGAGGTTTCATTAGTAATATTTAAAACAAATGGTGCTTCATTTAATAAATATTTAAATGGTTGAACATAAAATTTTACACTTGCCTTTTTAAAATTGATTAATCTATTATAATCAATACTATCAATTATTTGTGCATTATAGTATTTATCAGGTTCATTTGATAATATCAACTTACCACTTCCGTTAAAATAATTGATAATTTCATCTATATCATAATTTTTAGTTAAACCAATTGAAATTGTTTTTGTATAACTTTTATATCCTAAATATTCAACAACATCGCCATCTTTTCCATCAATTTCAGTTGTTGTTGTTCTCATTTTAGGCTTAGAAATAGGTGATAACTCACTTATCAATAATCCTTTTACATCATCACTATGTCTATTTTTCCAAATTATATAACTCATGAATAAATCACCCTTTCTACCTTATCAACTACTAATTCACCAAATTTATCACCATCTACTTTGAATGACATACCATCCAATGCATCCTGTAATGCATTTACTAAGGAAGAATAGTTATCACTAATTCCATAATTACCTGTTGTATTACTATTTAAATTTAAATTTGGTGAAACATCTAAATCAGTAGGTAAAGATTTTTGAATGGTATCATTTACATTACCCATTTCATCTTCAAAACCTACACCTATACCTTTGGCTAAATTAACACCAATTTCATCTCTAAATACAGTAGATGGACTGTGAATTCCAAAAATACCTTTAATACCATTAACAATACTTTTTCCAAAGCCTTTAATCTTATTTAAAACCCAATCTTTGGCATTATTTATACCATTCCATAAACCTTTTACTAAATTTTTTCCAACATCTAACATTCCTGATATTCCATTAGTAATACCATCTTTTACTTTTCCAAGTAATTCCTTACCTATATTCCACATTTTTGAATAATAACTTGCAATACCTGATACTAATGAACTAATTATTTGTGGAATTTTAGAAACTAATTGTGGTATTGCTTTAACGATACCCCATGCTAATTTAACAGTAAGTTCAATACCTGCTTCAATTATTTTTGGCAAATTATTAGTAATTGCTTGAACTAATTTATCTATTATTTCAGGAATTCTATCAATTAATTTTGGCAATGCCTCAATTAATCCATCTGCTAATCCAATTAATAATTGAATACCTGCATCTATGATTAAATCAATATTGTCTAATAATGTATCTACCATAGTAACAACTGCATCAACCATTTGTGGAATTAAGGTAGGTAATGATTGTGCTATTCCTTGTACTAAGGATACTATTATTTGAATTCCCATTTGTAAAATTTGTGGCAACATCGCAACAATTCCATTTATAATCATACCCATTGCACCATTTATACTTGGTATAATATCAGGTAATTGATTAGCCATACCAGTAATTAAATTCTGAATAAGTTGCATTCCCATTGGAACTACATTTTGAAGCAATAATGCTAATCCATCAGTAATTAAAAGACCTATTCCCTCGACTGCTATTTCTATTCTAGGTAATAAATTATCACCAGCAGTTACTACACTATCAACAAAATTATTAACCAAAGTTCCCCAATCTGCATTGTCATCGGCAACCCCTGTTAATAAATTGCTCCATGCAGATTTCATTGAAGCAACTGACCCTTGTATTGTTGTACTTGCTTCTTTGGCAGTCGTACCTGTGATACCCAATTCACCTTGAATTACATGAATTGCATTATAAACATCACTTAAATTGGAAATATCGTACTTAACACCACTAATTTTTTGTGCATCTTTTAATAATCTTTCCATCTCAGACTTAGTACCACCATAACCTAATTTAAGATTATCTAACATGGTATAATTTTGCTTAGCAAATCCTTGATATGCACTTTGTATCATAGACATATCTGTACCCATTTTATTTGCATTGTCAGACATATCCGTAATTGCCATATCAGCAACTTCTGCACTTTTAGCAGTATCATTATTTAAACTCTGTAATAGACTTGCAGAAAATGATGTTACTGTTTCCATATAATCATTTGCAGATAAACCAGCAGTTTTATAAGCATTATTAGCATAGCCCTCAACAATACCTGCACTATCTTTAAATAATGTTTCAACACCACCTATTAACTGCTCATAATTAGCATAACTATCAATAGCAGATTTCCCAATATCTAATAAAGCAGAACCAACTGTTTTCATTGCTCCTGCTAAACCTTTAATACCTGCTATAATACCCTCACTTATTAAGTTACCTTTTATCAAATCCCCTAATGTTAGAGTATTATTACCTGCTTTTTCTTCTTCCGTTGCAAAATCCTTAACAGACTTTGCATTATCTTTAAAATTATCTTTTGTTTTTGATAATATATTATTATTATCTTGAATTTCTTTTGATAAATCACTACATTGAGTTTTTGCATCATTCAATTTAACTTTATAATCATTTATTTTCCTACTATTGCTATCATAAGCACTTTCAGATTTAGATAATTCTTTTGATAAATCTGCAACAATTTTTTCTTGTTTGGATATTTCTTCACTTGTTGCAGTTGTGCTATTTTTCATTTTATCTAATGTAGTTTTTTCTATATCTAATGAACTTCTTAATTTATCAATTTGATTTTTGTTTTTTGATTGCTGTTCAGTAAAATCTTTAATGGCATCAGAACAAGTTTTAACAACATTTTGTTCTTCTTGAAGTTTCTTATTAAGTGCATCATTTTTGCTTCGTAAATCGCCTATTTTATTACCATTATTAGTAAATTCTGTTGAAACAAGTTTTAATTCACTACTAACTGCTTTTAAATTGCTATTAATATTCTTTAATGCACTTGCATATTCACTTTCACCAGTTAATTTTACTGTTCCACCAAATGAACCTGCCATAGTTTTACCTCCCTCCTATAACCATTCATCTTCTTCTGCTTGGGCTTTTTCCGTTTCTCTATAAGTTGAATTTTTTTCTAAATCAAAATAAAATTTGTATTTTTCCCACAACATATTGAATTTTCTTAATGTCATTCTAAATACTTCCTTTTCACTAAAACCCAACTTATTAACACCAATAAATGAAAACCACGAGAAATCTATTTTTTCGTTTTCATCTTCCTCGTGGATTACTCGTTTTTTGGTTTATCATCCTTAGTTGAGTTAATAACTGTTGAATTTAATTTTTGAGTGGCTTCTTTTAATCCCATTTCTGTAATTAATCTACCAACTTGCTTTTCAGTTAAATATGGCTTTTTATTATCTGTTAAGGTTTCATTTTCAATATCAATCGCTTCATTTAACATTGCTTTAATTCCAAATATTAAAGCCTTTATATCAACTTCGCCCTTTTCACCTTTTCCATCAGTTAATTCACCCCATCTTGCAAATGTTTCATATTCAATTTGAATTTCTTGCATAACATTTAGGTTAAAAACTGCTTTATATTCTTTACCATTTACAGAAAAAACTGCTTCTTTTTCTTTCATAATCTCACCCTTTCTAAATATAAATAAAATAAAAAAGGGTAAAGACCAGATTAATTTCTAGTTCTTTACCCTTTCTTCTATCAGATTTTTTCACTGTTTCTTCGAAAAGATTTATAAGTTTTCTTTATTAAAATTTTTGACTATTTTTTTGTTAATAAACTATCTAAGTATTCACTCGCTTCTTCATAAGTAGCAAATGTTTTAGCCCTAGACCACTCACCATTGGCTTTTTTCATTACAGTTCCCTCTATTGAAATTGTAGTGAATTCAATTGACTCACCTTTTGTTTTTTCATCAGGCATAGTATCTTTGAATTTAACCTTTGATAAGAATTCTACTTTATACTTATAGACACCATTAACAATTTTAGTTAAAATTCTACCAAATGCAACATAAGGTGCTACATCTGTATCTTTTCTAATTACTTCACCAAATGTAGTGCTTTTTTCATAATAAGTTGTACCTGTCGTAAAAGTAGAACCTGTAAACTTAGTATATTCACTACCTGATTTAGTATAATATGTTTTGCTTGATGTTGGTGTTTTATCAGTAGTAGCAACATATTCTTCACTAATAGTGTGTCCTAATAATGGTGCTAATACTTTATCATCATCATCATCAATAGAAATTGTTACACTTCCTTTATTGAATGTATAATCACTTTCTGCTAGTGCATCATCGCCATATAATTCTGCACTATTTAATTCCAATGAAACCTTACAATCTATTGCTTTACCAAGCGATTTAGGTGCAATAACATTTTCGTTTTCATCTAATTCAGAATATCTAAAATTCTTTAAACCTATTCTTGCCATATCATATCCTCCTTAATTTTTCAAATGTTACAACAAAATGGTGATATTTGGTATCCGTTTCATACAAATCACCCTCATCACCTAACCAGTCGTAATTATGACTTTTTAATATTTTCTTTAATTCCTTAACTATATTTAAATAATTCCCTTTTGTATATATATTAAATTCTAATTCATTTTTACTATAAACAACTTCATCATCCTCACTATAACAAGGAGTATCACCATCATTGTAATAAACTATATAATCAATACTATTGCCTGTATATTCCATAAAACTTATTGGAATATCCTTTTTATCAACAGTTATTTTTCCTTGAAAAATTTCTTCTATTTCTTCATTCATAATTTATCACCCCTTTGGTAAATATTTATCTTGAACCCTAATCATTTCTCTTTCAATATCACTTTTTACAAAAGATTTTTTGAAAAAAGGTTTCCTTTTTTCGCCTCTTGAATTTCCGTGTTCTCTTGAATTGGCAATTAAAGGTGCAGGTTTAGACTTATCACCTCGTAAATATCCATAAATACCTATTTTAGTATTTACACCACCATCAGATGGTGTTTTATAAGTCTTTGTAATCTTTAAACACTTTTCTAAATCAGCAGAATGTTTAAATGATTTTCTCATATTTACAACTGCCTTTTTATATACAGTTTCTGCTCCTGCCTTAGTCATTTCACCAATCATCTCTTGACAACTAGACTCCAACTTTTCAAAAGATTGAATTATATCAATCGGTAATTCTGCTTTAAACTTTGCCATTATTTATTAACCAGTTTTGCTTGAATTTCTAATTCAATATGTTTTTCATCAATATCATTTAAATATTCAATTGTATAAGTTTTTGAATTATATTTAATAATCATATCTCTACTAATATTAACCTGTGGATATCTTATAGTAAAATTTGTATATGCTTTTTCAAAATCACTATCATTTTGAATAAGGGTATAACCCCTAGTTGTTTTTATAGATGCATAAGTTTTTAATACAATATATTCTTCATCTTTTTTAAAGCCACCTTTATCCTTTGCAGGTTTAATTCCAAGTATTTCTATCTTTTTATTATACTTACCTGCATTTATCATAAAAGGTTATTATCATGTTGCCCTAAAATAGACGAAACAACTTTATTTACATTGTTTTTATCAACATATAAAGTTCTATTATCATACATATCTTGACATAATACAAAGACAACTATAACTAAATCACTATATTTATCCACATCATCAATACCAGTATTATTTTTTATATAGTTTATTGAACTATTTAAAATCGTTTTTAGGAATTTTTTATCATCATCTGATAAGTCATCACTTATCCTAAGATAAGTCTTTAAATCTTCAACAGTAATTTCACTAACCTTAGTAATCATATTGTTTCCTCCTTTTGGAAGTTTAGCCCGAACAACAAATTAATTACTTATTGTTAGATGCTTTATTGGTATCTTTATTATCATCTTCATTTTCGCTATGGTTTTCAGTAGCACCATCTGTACCATTTCCATTATTTTCAGTATCATCAGTAGAAGCATCGGCAGAGGCATTTTCTAGTTCTTGAACTTTTAAAATCAATTCTGCTTTTTCTTCTTCTAATTTTGTATTTTCATCAGTAAGTTTAGAAATTGTTGATTTTAATTCAACAATTTCTTTATCCTTATCTGCATTTTTTTTATCTTGCTTACTATATTCAGCGATAAAACCAGCCTTGATTAAAGACTTAGCAAAATCTTTGTCTTTAATTTCAATTAGTTTACCCTTTGTACCTGAATATTCCTTACCAGCAAAACTTTTTAAAACAATATACATTATTTTTCTGATGGATTAGATGGTGTTGTTGCTGATTTTATATCTAATGCTGATAATTTTTGAAGATGTTCAACTTTTGCATCTGCTTCTAACCATGCAACGATACCAGTAGCATGTTGAGTAGCATATTTTTCTTTAAGAATTTGTAATTCTAAGTCTTTTGATTTCTTTAAAGCAATACCACTAAAATTACCAAAAATTATAGGTCTTTTTCCTGCTTCAATACCTGCCATATTATCAGAAACATAAACAGGGTATCCTAAGACTTTACCATCAAATTCACCAGTTGGGTCTGCAACAAAGATAGGATTATCATTTGCATCTTTAATTAATTCAATAGCAGTTTCAGTATCTTGGTTCATTACCCAAATAGAACCTTTTCTAAATGATTGAATAACTTTATTCTTTAATTTTACTAAATCATCATAAGTGATAACTGCTGTTGCAACTTCATGAATTCTAGTAATATCTTTACATCCAGTTATTTTGTCAGAACCATTTAAAATTTGTCCTTCTAAGAAGATTTTTACATATTCAGCAATAATATTTATTACCATATTAACTAAATCAATATCAGTATTATTAATTAATGAATTACCTAATTTTGCTAATGCACCAATTAAATAATCATCTAAATCAACAGAAGTTATTGCTCCTGCTTTTTCAACTAAATCAGTAAAATCTTCTGCATAAGATACTGTAATATCATTACCTTTGCTATCTTTACCATAAACAGGAATTGATAATTTACCCTTTGTGTTGTATGGTGTACATTTTTCTAGGATTGGACTCATATTATAAGCAGTCATGATAATTTTATTTGCAATTGTAGTAGGGATTACTGCTCCTGCTTTACCTTTACCAAAATCACCATCTGCTCTTTGTTCTACGAATTCACCTCTAATATATTTGGCAAAATCTTCAATATCTCGTTGTTCAATTTCCATTGCTCTTTCTTCTTCTGACATATTTTTTCCCTCCTTTTCATCATTTTTACTTGCACCATCTTCTTCTGTTAGTTGGCGACTTTTATTTATCTTAGCAACTGTATCATTAATTGCTTGGATATCTTTTTCAAGTTGATTGAACAATTCATCTTCTTCTGGTGTCATTGCTCTTTCTTCACCTTTTACTTTTTCGACTAAATCAGTCATTTCTTTTTGCTTGTCTGCTTTCATTTCAGCATACTTTTTTAACTCATTGTTTTTCATTCTGTTTCCTCCTTAATTTTTTTTATTCTATTCTCGTATTCAGAGAAATCTATTTTTTCAACTTCCTGTTTAGGTTGTTGTTCGGGTTTTTCTTCATACCTTACTTCTTTATATCCACCTCTCACAACTTTAACTTGCTTAGATGTATCTATACTTACAACACCATCGGTTATTGTATAAGGCATCTTATACAATGTACTATCTTCTTTTATACTTCCATAAACAAAATAGTCATCATAATCTTCTAACCAACCATTGCTAAATGTTTGCCTATAAGCACCATTTAACAATTCTCTTTTTTGTGATGCAGTCATGCTACTAAAATTTTCATTTTTGACACTATCTTCTGATTGTGTATTTTCATCACTTTCAGTTTCTTCATATCTAAATTCAATTTCTTTTACTTCACCATCACGCATTTCAATACTTGTACCAATATAAGCAGGTATCTTTCTATCATCAATAATAGATACTTCAAATAAATCAATATCTCGTACTGTTCTTTCACTAATACCATTGTCATTTATTTCTTCATCTTCTTTATTACAAATAAAGCCAAATGACCAACCTCGCAATTTATTTTGTTTTGCTTTCTCTATGACAGTAGCATCACTAACTTCAACTATTGCTCTTAAACCAATATTATCTTCATATAGTTTTGCACTTCCATCTTTGGTATTAGCAAGTTCCATATCGTAATTATGATTTAGTAAAACTTTAATAGCATCATTCTTTTCAATGGCTCTTTGAAATACAGATGGCATTATTCTTTCAATAAACTTTTTACCATTTTTATTAGTAAGAGGTTTTGAAAATCTTTCAACTGCATTTACATAACCATCAATAATTACTTTGTCATCTCTAACCTGTATTTTCATTATTTTCACCTCCATTCTCACTATTCTTACTCATATCCATTAATGCACCTGTATTTGGTGTATAATACTTCTTTTCAGTAGTATCATATAGAACATTTGCAAGACTTAATTTAATTACATCTAATCCATCAATAGCATCATAATCTTCTTCTGCACGAATTTCATTTGTGCCAAGCCATCCTGTATCAGATGCGATTTTATAAGCCTCATATCTTTCTTTTAATGAACCACGAGTGATTTTCTTTGTATCAAATGCAAAATAAAAAACTCCTTTTTCGCTTTCAAGCAAGAAGTTTTTATTTAAAGCACTTTCTATTGCACTTATAATTGGCATTACTGCATCTTTAACAGTTTCATCATAGTTTGAAGAAATATGAAATACATCATTTATATCTTCTTTTAATGTTTTCTTTCTTTCATTAATTTGTAATTCAACAGAAGAATTTGCACCCTCTTTAAATTCAATACCATCATTAAGAACAATAACATTTTCTTCATTGTTGCCATAATAATTTTTCCATGCTTGTTTTAACTTTTCCATTTCATCTTTTCCAAGTTTTTTAGTAGCAGTCAAAAATCCTTTTTTTCCACCACCTTTTTTAACAAGACCAAGTTCATAAAGAATTGTTGTAAATGATGTTTCTAATGATTTAGATATTTCATCAACAATGCTTTTTCCTGTTGCACCATCTGTTGTATTTCTTAATATAGTTAAAAAATTAAAAGTTTCATAAGGTTTTCCATTTACTTCATATTTGACATCTTTGAATATAGGGTCATAATTTTTCATGATGGATATTTGAGTAGGCTCTACATATCTTATTGATTTAAATTCATTTTTTGATTTTTCAAGATAAATGTAAGCACCTTTTTCAATGAGATAATCTCTTGCCATTGCTTTTTTTAATTGGAATGGGTCGAGTGTATCACCAGTATCTTGATTTAGCAATTTTGTTCTACAATCTTTTAAAACTTCGACAACTTTTCTTTTACCATCAGTTATTTCCTCTTTGTATAGTCTAATAGGTAACATTGCAACCATATTTGATATTCTATCGACTGCACTTGAAACTGCTGGAATTGACATTGCCTTATTTTTATTTATGGTTTCGCCTTTTAACAATGCTTGTAATAAAATATCACCAGTTGATTGGCTTTCTATTGGTGTATCAACTGCTTCTTCTTTGGATGCTGATGCTTCATCTCTTTTTGAAATCCAATTAAATAATCTCATTTTTTTCACCACCTTTCAGCAATAAAAAAAACAAACATTCCTGTTTGTTCTCGTATCTCTACATATACATTATATCATTAATAGAGTGTGAAAAATGTGAAAGTTATCCAACCTGAACAAAAAAGTTTCCATTTTCCAAGTATATTTCCTGTTGCAATAGATAAATGGCATTTAATAAAGAAAATATCAAATCGACTTTACCATTAGATTTCTTTTTATGAATATATCTATTCATATTAGTATCATACACACATTTAGCATTTTGAAAATTTATTTCAAGTAATTTATTAGTTTCATATTTAAACTCTCTATTCATTATTTTTTCGTAAAGTAATTTTGTTGGTGGATGCAATGTATCTGAATGTTGTCTTACTTGAACAGTTGTATATTTTGTATCCCATTTTTGAGCAGAGGACAATGCATTATATCTATCATAACCTATTCCCATAACTACAACATCATATTTTTCTTCAATTGAAAAAACAAAATCTTCAATGACTTTATAATCAACAGTTTTATCACCACAAGCAATACATTTCATCGCATTTATAAATTCATTATAATTTATTTTTTCTATTTGGTTTTTTTCTTCTATTCTACCCTCAGGGATAAAACCAATTGCTTCTGCTAAAATAGTACCATCATCATCGGCAACCATACCAACACCACAGTTATCATTAGACATCGCTAAATCGACACCAATAAAAACTTCTCTACCAGTCCAATCAATTTTATCAACTCTACATTTTTGAACTTCACTAACATCAATAAAACTTTCAGTACCTGCACCTTGATAAATAATGTTGCAATGTTTCGTTAAAAAGTTTTCTCTCTTGCTTTCAGTTTCTATTGCTTTCTTTCTTTTATCAAGTAAATCAAGATAAACTGCTTCTATTTCACAGGCTAATGGATTAGATTGCAAGATAATATCATCATCAGTAGTCCAATTCTTAGTTTCGTTCGGTTCAAACAATAAGCCAAAGATATGTTCATCCTCTATAATCCCATCTAATACTTTTTTAAAATAATTGACTTCATCTTCCATTGGATTATCAAATGTCGGATACTTTGTTGATATTAAAAAACCTAATTTATTGACAACAAGTAATTGACCTGACCTCATGGCTTCAATAGGATAAGAATTAACCAAAGCACCTACTTCATCTGCAACGAATACTGTTGGCTCTCTACCATCCATCCTGTTTTTAGAAGTGTTTAATGGTGTATATACTGTTTCAGTAGGTTTGTGTGTTATATTATCTCTTAATATTTTAAATTCGCCATCCTCAAATACATCAATATTTGCTTTAATCAAAGGTTCAAGTGCCTGTTTAATTTCTTTTGCTAATGTTCCATCAGGTGCAACAGAAAAGAACCTTGAAAATTTAGGTTCTAAATAAAATAACAATAATATTAAAAATGCAACTATAAATGTTTTACCATTTTTACGACATATTTCAAGCAGTACCGTTTCATATCTTCTTTTTTTCTTATTATTTCTATATACAGTACAAAGACTTGCTACAATTAACAACCATTGATAGCCTGACAAAGCATCATATATTTTGCATCCAGTCTTAATACCTTTTGCCATTACTAAAATTTTACATATTTTATCTATCTTAGCAATTCTTTTTTCATTTATGATATATTTACTATCATTACCATCGGCAATATCAAGAAATATTTGACATTGTTTTTTTACATATTTAGGCGATATAAACTTTCTTTCACCATTTCTTTCATAATATAACTTTGGAGGTTGTACCTCATCATTAACTATTTGTTTTGCATAAATATAACTAGGATGCATTTGAATATTATTCATCATCATTATCTTCTTCGCTTAAAATATCCATCAAAGTTTTTTTCTTTGGTGGTGGTGCTGATATAGAAAGTTTTGCTCTCGCTTGTGGTGAAAGTGATAATTCATTACAACACCTAAAAAAATCTTTTGAGTACATATCCCTAGCAGATTTCAAATTGATAATAAGTTTAACATCCAATTTATCCTGTTCTTTTCCATTTTCATCAGTAACCTTACTAGCATTATTTATTTCCTTTTCAATACTCTCTAATCTTTCAATAGTAATAGCAGTTTGATTTAATAAGTAAACATCTAAATTACTTAAAATATCTTTGTTAAGGTTTTTAAGTATGTCTTTAAATATTGCCTTTTGTCTTTTATTCAAATATTTAAATGGTTTTATCTTATCATTATCACCTCGTAATTTTTTTTCAGTTTCTTCTCTTTGCTTTCTTTCTTCTTTACTCATTTTTTGAGAATTTGTATCAATTGCTTTTGCTGGTCTTGACATATTATCACCTCCATTTCATCTAATCCAAGATTTACTGATTTTCATTTTGGGCATTTTTTGTATTCAAAGG